TTAAATACTCTTTAGTAGCTTTTCCATATGGTGTATTTTTCTCGGCGGTATCAACTCCAACTAAACGCATACGTTCTTGACGCCATACCTTAAATCCCAAATCAACAAATACATCTACTGTATCTCCATCTACTATATTACTTACCTTAGTGTAGTATGTATACATTATTTACTAAATACCCCGTTCCAAAATTTATTCATATTATCCATGTCGCTATCATCCATATCATCTGATTCGGCGTTCACTAATCCATCTGGAATAGCAGCTAATCTACATAATCCATTCTCTTCTACATTAAATGATAGTATCTTACATCCTAGCTCAGTAGTTCCAGAAAGCTCTACATGAAATGAGCAGTTTCCGCACTTTACTCCAATAGCTGAATTTTCATTATCTTCGCCATCTTCATATCCGACCCAAACACTGCCGCTACCTTTATCAAATGGTCCGTATTTATCTACTACGCCAAGTAGGGCGTCATGGTAGGCCTTTTCTACAGGCGTTAATTGGTCGTATAATTCCATGCTTAAATTATACAGGGAAAAGGGTTCTTACCCCTATTTTTCGGCGCACTTCACTCCCGTCTATATGGACATATTTAAAAAATATTTGATATAATATTAATAGTACCTCGCTTCGGGGGGTGCTAAATTAACTCGCTTAAAAGGAGCAAAAAATGGTTACAACTTACACATGGGATCTTTTTAAAGACCCATTTTTCATTGGGTTCGATAGAGCCCTAGATACCTGGAATCATGTCCAGAATGTATCTACAGCAACAAATTACCCACCATATAATCTAATCAAGGTAGACGACGACAGCTTTGTCGTAGAGCTTGCTTTGGCTGGATTTACCAAGACAGATATTGATATTTCTGTATCTGATGGAAAACTCATCGTAAAGGGAGAGACAAAGGCGGAGGATAACGATTCGAAGTTTATCCACCGTGGTATCGCTGCCCGTAAATTTACCCGTGAGTGGGCCCTTGGTGAATATATGGAAGTAAAAGCTGCTGAACTCAAGGACGGGATGCTTAAAATTGAAATTGAGCGTATCCTTCCAGAGGAAAAGAAGCCTAGACAAATAAAAGTTAAATAGGCTATAATATAATTGTGCTTTTCTATTCGGACCTAAAGCCTTTTAGGCTATGGTGAAAAGCATAAGGGACCTGAGCATTGTCCATGTAAACGGCTCATTTATTATCTTGATAATTTAATAAATATTAATAATATCTAAAGATATTAGAAAAGGAAAACATATATGTCAGAACAAATTAAAAATGCATTAGCTTCATACGGACGTTCCGTAATTGGAGCAGCAACAGCTCTATACATGGCTGGTGTAACAGATCCTGCAGATCTATCTAAGGCTTTACTAGCTGCCCTAATCCCAGTTGCATTACGTGCAATTAATCCAAATGATAAAGCTTTTGGAAGAATGCCAGCAACATCAGATGTTGAGGAAGCTCTTAAGTCTGTTAAAAAGCCTTCAAAGAAAAAGGCGGCTAAGTAATAGTGTCAGCAAAAGGATCTCTAGAAGCAATTATTGAAGTTGCTAAAAAAGAAATAGGTACCATAGAAGGACCAAAAGATAACGAAACTAAATATGGAAAATGGAGCGGAGTAAATTTTGCACCATGGTGCCAGTCTTTCGTTTCTTGGTGCGCCTTTACTGCTGGTCTAGATCCTAAGAAATATCCAAAGTCAGCATCTACCGTTGCAGCATCTGATTGGTTTAAGAAAAACAATAGATGGGCAGACGCAAGAAATGATGACCCAACTCCAGGAGACTGGATTTATTTTGATTTTCCAGAAGATGGAGTAAACAGAATATCTCATGTTGGAATTTGTGTTAAGAATAACGGAGATGGAACCATACAGGTTGTTGAAGGAAATACTTCAGGAACAGCAAAGGGTGACCAACGTAATGGTGGTATGTGCGTAGAAAAAACTAGAGCATATGTTAAGAACAATAAAAAGAAACTTCTTAACGCTGTAGTTGGATGGGGAAGACCAGTTTATGTAGGAGAAGAAAATTTACCTCTTCTATCTAAAGTTGGATCAACTGATTCGCCATCAGCATCAGCACCAAAACCTGCTGTAGTAGATAAACCAGTAGTTAAAAAAGAGGCTACAGAGCCATTTAAGCCCATTAAGCTTGGAGATAAGGGTGATCGTGTCAAAAAGCTACAATCATTCCTTAAACTAAAGGCTGACGGTGATTTTGGTAATCTAACATTAACATCAGTAAAAGCATTCCAGAAAGCAAATAAGATTGCTGAGACTGGTATTGTTGATGAAAATACTTGGAAAGCATTAAAAGCTAAAAAGTAAAACATTATAAAAAAATAACCCCTAGGTATTATCCTAGGGGTTTTTTATTGAGCGAGTGACCAGAATCGAACTGGCACTATCTGCTTGGAAGGCAGAGACACTACCATTATGTAACACTCGCAATTAAATGCTAGTTAGTAGTCTTCGTCTGATGAATCTGATTGCCAGTCTTGGTCAACTTTTTCATATGTAACTTCAAGGATTTCTGTATTTTCTGCAGATCCTATTAAGTCAAAAGATTCAACTATGGCCTGTATATTATCGTATTTATTTATATCAACCTCAAGGCTGATATTTACGAAATATTTATTCATTCTCGTCCTCCACTAATGATGGCGGTGGTGTAAGTATTTTACCTTCGTTATGAAGATTTCTTATTTCTATTGCTTCTTCGCCTTTTCCTACACCATCTGCTATTAACATAAGCATATCATAAACTCTAGATAGCTGTATATAAATACCTAGAAGAATATTGTCGTTTTCTTCAGACATCTAATTCTCTTTTCATAATCTCGTATGTGTGTAATCCAACGTATGTTTTTTCATTACACTCTAGGCATATTAAATAAACACCATCATCGTCAAATCCAGAGAGCAATTTAGTAGTACACTCTGCGCCATGCCTATAACCATCTCTGTTATCTAGCCATGACCTAACGACTCTAATGTCTATAGTTCCAGTATTATCTATGTCCATACAATAACTGTATCATTTTGTAAGATTGATGTCAAACAATTTATACAGGCATTTGGTACTTTTGGATATCTACTTTTGGAAACTGTTCCATTAAATCTTGAGTCCTTGGAGTAAGGCCTTTCCATGCGGTCCAGTCCTCACCACCCCTAGACATTCTAAATGCTATCTCAGCATTGGTAACAGGATTTAGCAACTCCTTATTGCTGTTAAGTCCAAATTTTTCAAGTCTGGCTGGACCTAGATTTCCAATCATATTGATTTGGAATATACCGTAAGAATTATCTCCTGTTTTTCTATTACCATTGTATGCAAGGGGACGCCCATTGGACTCTTTTTTAGCAACAGCCCAGGCCTCCTTTAGGTCTCTACCCTCAAAGCCAACTAGATATAATAAAATAACTAGATCTTCATTGGATAGATTCTTAGATTTTTTAAGCTCTTCGAGCTTAGCTTCTCTAAGTTCCCTAGTCTCAAGAATTTCCTTTAAATGCTGGTATTTACTACTTTCAATAGAAAATGGCAATCCAACACCTAAGCTACTTACCTTTTTCAAAGGATTTTTAGTATAATTACCATAATCAATAGTAGTACCAAGCATGTTGCTACCAACTATAATTATCGATAAGTAACTAATTACTTTTATAATTAGGTTTTTACTCATAATATTAGTTTATCGGCTAAATTGGACCAAGTCAACTATTTTAAAAAAAATATCCATGTGGTAGACTTAATATATTCTGAAGCGAAGGATTTTATGCATATAAGCTTTTTTACGTCTGAGTCTGGATATAATGCCACTGTAGGGTATGGTCAGGCTGGAAAAGGCATAATATCATCACTACAGAGTTTGGGACACTTTGTTACGCTTACAAACCCTAAAGCTGACATTCACCTAAACTTTGTACAGCCAATACACTATAAGTATATTAGATCAGATATTCATACAATTGGGTATACACCCTGGGAATCTACTGAGTTGCCAATGTACTGGTTAGAAAATTTTAATCAATGTGACGAGGTATGGGCTACTTCCCCACTTGTTGCAGAATGGTATGTCGATGCTGGTGTAAAAAAACCAGTTCGTGTATATGAACATGGATTACACGATATATGGAAAGTACCAAGAGTAAGGGAAGTAAAAAATAAATTTAGATTTCTACATATTGGAGAGCCAGCCGAAAGAAAGGGCGGATCCCTAACAGTAAAAGCTTTCATAGAGTTATTTGGTGATAATCCAGATGTTGAATTAACTATAAAGGCACATGAAGCTCATACGATAAGACACAAAGATATATTTGGAAATTTTATAGACATATCTCAGAGGTATCCAAACATAAAAATTGTAAATCGTGAAATGGAAGACGAAGAACTTTTACAACTAATGTCAATGCACCACTGCCTTGTGTATCCGTCTTGGGGAGAAGGGTTTGGTTTTATACCACTACAAGCAATGGCAACAGCAATGCCCGTAATTTGTACAGAGTCTTGGGCGCCATATAAAGATTTTATAACTCTAAAGTTAGACTCAACACTTGGAGACTCTCCATGGCCAATAATGCATCCAGGGAAAATGTTTGAGCCAAAGATAGATCATTTGAAAGAATTAATGCTTGAAGCAATAAACAGTTACAGTAAATACTCCGCAATTGCCCTGAAAAACACAACTAAAATTTATGAGAAGTATAACTGGATAGATTTAACTAAAAAATCTTTTAGCCACCTAGCTTAGACTTGGCATCGAAAATTGTTTGTGCTAGACTTAGTAATCCAAATCAAAAATTAAAAAATCCTAAATGGGATAAGAAAGAGGCTTTATAAAATGTCATTACCATCAGCTTACCAAGAGTTTATCGCTCTCTCAAGATACGCAAGATATATAGATTCAGAGAATCGCAGAGAAACCTGGGGTGAGACTGTTGATAGATATTTTAGTTTCATGCTTGACCATCTTTTTGAGAACCATTCATATGAACCAGATACAAAGTTAATACAAGAATTAAAAAATGCTGTTTATAATTTAGACATCATGCCATCAATGAGATCTGTTATGACTGCTGGAGCAGCACTATCAAGAGATCACGTTGCTGGATACAATTGTTCATTTGTTCCAGTAGATTCACCAAGATCATTCGATGAAACAATGTATATATTAATGTGCGGAACTGGAGTAGGATTTTCTGTAGAATATAAATACATAAATAAATTACCACCAGTCCCAGAATTACTAGAAAAATCATCAACAGTTATAACTGTAGAAGATTCTAAAACTGGTTGGGCTAAAGCATACAGAGAGCTACTAGCACTTCTCTGGTCTGGTCAAATACCAACAATAGATGTTAGTAAGCTAAGACCTTCTGGAGCAAGGCTAAAGACAATGGGTGGAAGATCATCTGGACCACAACCACTTGTAAACTTATTTGATTTTACAATAAAGGTTTTTAAGAATGCTGTCGGAAGAAATTTAAAGCCAATTGAATGCCATGACATAATGTGTAAAATTGGAGAAATTGTAGTTGTTGGTGGAGTACGTAGATCAGCAATGATTTCTCTTTCTAATATCAATGACATTGAAATGGCACAAGCTAAGGTTGGAAATTGGTGGGAAAATAATTCACAACGTGCACTATCAAATAACTCAGTTGCATATTCAAGAAGACCAGAAATGGCACAGTTTATTGCAGAGTGGAAAAACTTATATGACTCTAAATCTGGAGAACGTGGTATATACAATGTTGCTGCTGCACAGAAGCAGGCAGCTAAGTATGGTCGCAGAGATCCTGAAATACACTATGGAACAAATCCATGCTCTGAAATTATCCTTCGCCCGTACCAGTTCTGTAATCTTTCAGAGGTAGTAATTCGTGAAAATGATAAAGTCGAGGACATATCAAATAAAGTAAGACTAGCCACAATCCTAGGAACATGGCAATCAACCCTTACTGACTTTAAGTACCTTCGTAAAATTTGGAAGGATAATACAGAAGAAGAACGCTTACTTGGAGTATCTTTAACTGGACAATTTGGGCATAAGTTTTTTTCTGGAAAAGAAGACATTAAAAAGCTAGAGTCTACACTTAATGGGCTACGTGAGTATGCCCGTACAATAAATTCAGATGAGGCCAAGAAGATAGGAATAAGCGAATCAGCAGCTATTACTTGCGTAAAGCCATCTGGAACAGTATCCCAGCTTACTGGAGTATCTTCAGGAATGCACCCATGGCACTCTCAGTATTATATTAGAACAGTACGTGCAGATAATAAAGATCCTTTAACAGAATTGATGAAGTCTTATAACGTACCAAACGAGCCAGATGTTATGAAGCCAGACTCAACAACAGTATTTTCATTCCCAGTAAAAGCACCAGAGGGGGCAATACTAAGAAATGAATTAACTGCAATAGAGCACTTGAATACATGGCTGGTATATCAAAGAGCATGGTGTGAGCATAAACCATCAATTACTGTATCTGTTCACGAAACTGAATGGATGGCCGTAGGTGCATGGGTATGGGAACATTTTGACGAGGTTTCTGGAATATCCTTTTTACCATATTCAGACCATACATATAAACAAGCACCATACCAAGAAGTTAACGAAACTGAATACTTAGAGTTGTTGGCTAAAATGCCTTCAGTTATTAGATGGGAAGACCTGTCATTTTTTGAAAAAGAGGACATGACAGCAGGAGCCCAAACTCTTGCCTGTACCTCAGATCATTGCGAGATTGTAGACTTAACCACAACATCAGTCTAGAACTACTTTCATGATAAAATTGAATTATCTCGGAGGTATATAATTGATGGCAGGAATTAAGAATTGGAAGGTTGATCAAGCCGCCAATTTCCGCTTTAGCATAGTCTACAAAGACCCAGACGGAGACCCAATAGATTTAACACAGTACCAAGTTTATATGGATATTAAGTCGGCACCAGGATCAAAAAAGATTCTAGCTTCATGCTCTATTGGAGACGGCATAGTGGTTACACCGCTTGCTGGAAAAATTGATATTAATGTTAATGCGGATAAAACAAAAGTTATTGCATATCCAAAATCTGCTTATGATTTAATTATTGTAAATGGAAGCGGAGTGGTAACAAGACTGCTTGAGGGATGGCTAGATGTTTCTAGAGCGGTAACAATAAATGACTAATTATATAGACAACTCAAATATTATAGATATTACTACCACTGAAAATGAGGTAATAATATCTGATACTGGTCAGCCAGGTCCTAGAGGTAATTCTATACTTAATGGAACACAAGTTCCAACAGCTAACTTTCCAGCAAATGCAGTAGAGGGGGATTTCTACCTTAAAGTACCAGAGTACTTATTGTATGGTCCAAGAACATACTCTGGTAACTGGGGTACCCCAATTGATCTATTTACCCTACCAGAATCTGTCTATACCCACACTCAAGAGATTTCAAATACCACCTGGAACATACCATTTTCAGCACATAAATTACAGTTTAAGCCAAACGTAACCGTAGTGGATAATAACGGATATCAAGTCGAGGGGCATGTCCAGTACCAGAATGATAATTCTGTTATAATTAGTTTTGCAGCAGGTTTTTCTGGAAAAGCATACCTGTCGTAATCTTAAATACCTAGGAGTAATAAACAGTGGCACGTAAATTTTTAACGTCGATAGATATGACGGGTCTGGAAATCCAGAAACTCCGCATAGAAAACGCTACTTCAAATCCAACAGTACCATCTGGATCAGAGACCGTATATAAAGGACGAGTCTACTTCGATTCAACATCAAATAAACTATTTTATTACAATGGAACAGCATGGGTTTCATCTGGACAAATGTCCATTACTCTTGGTGGAGATCTTACAGGAACAGCAACAACTAATGCAGCTGGAGAAATTACTCTTAATGCTACAATCAATGCAAACTCAGTAGCACTTGGCACAGATACAACTGGTGACTATGTAGCAACACTAGCATCATCTGGTGGAACAATAACAGTTACAGGTTCTGGTTCAGAAACAGCAGCAGTAAATATTGATCTTCCTACAACTGGTGTAACCGCTGGTTCATATGGATCAACAACAAAAATTCCTACATTCACAGTAGACTCAAGAGGTCGTTTGACCGCTGCTGGTGAAGTAGATGTAGCAACTAATCTTTCAATAGCAGGAGATACTGGAACAGACACAGTAAATCTTCTTACAGATACATTAACAATATCTGGTGGAGAAGGTATAGATGTAGCTGTAACAAATAATACAATTACAGTATCTGCAGAAGATGCAACAACAACCAATAAGGGTGTTGCTTCATTCGCAGATGCAGACTTCACAGTATCATCTGGCGCAGTATCAATAAAGAACGTAAACCTTGGAACACAAACAACAGGAAATTACGTTGCTGGAATTACAGGAACTACAAATGAGATTGAGGTTACTGGTTCTGGATCAGAAGGCTCAAGCGTAACAATTGGATTACCAAATGACGTATCCATTACTAATAATTTAACAGTTGGCGGAAACTTAAACGTAACTGGAACAATTAACTCTGTTAATACTACTCAGGTAAACATTGTTGATAATAAGATTAACCTTAATACAGACTTCTCTGGTACACCAACAGCAGATGCTGGAATTAGAGTAGAGCGTGGATCAGAATCAGATGTTGAAATTCTATGGAATGAGACAAATGATAACTGGACACTTACAAATAACGGTACAACATACCATGCTATAACAAGAAAACACTCTGAGGTTATAGGAGACGGTACCGCAACATCATTTACAATCACACACAATCTTGGAACAAGAGAGGTAACAGTCCAGATTTTTGATTCAGCAACTTTTGAGTCAGTAGAGGCTGGCGTTGTAAGAACAAGTACATCTGCTGCCACAGTATCTTTTGCAGTAGCACCTGCGTCTGGAGCTTATAAGGTAGTAGTAGTAGGGTAGTAAATGTCTATTAAATTTAAGTTACCTGTAAATTTAGTAGCTTTAGCCCAAGACCCAGGGACAGCTATTGCTGGGGATATATATTACAACACATCCCTAAATTCTTTAAAATACTATAATGGAACCGCATGGGGTCCAGTATCATCATCACTGACTTCTGAAGAAATTCAAGATGCAACAGCAACACTTTTTAATCATGCAAATCATAACAATGTAACAGCCACATACGATGACAATAATAATCGTGTTGTTTTAACTGTAGACGAAGCTGTTAAAGTACAATTTACCCCACCAACATCTTCATCAGCTGGCGAAGTATGGTTTGATAATGAAACTGGAGAATTTTATGTATTTGATGGAACATACTGGGTACAGGTATCTGGAGTAACTGGTCCAGTTGGACCAACTGGTGCAACAGGCCCCGCTGGTGCAACTGGCCCTGCTGGTGCAACAGGCGCAACTGGTCCACAAGGAATACAGGGTATACAGGGTGAGCAAGGAATACAAGGTATACAAGGTGTTACAGGTGCTTCTGCTGGAGTAAAATGGTCTTTTATAACTGGAACTACAGATTCAGATCCTGGATCGGGAAACTTTAAACTTAATAGTGCAGTTCCACTAACTGTTACAAACATTTATATAAGCAATACAGATAAAATATCTGCATCACAGTTTGACTGGTTGGGAAGCTGGGATGATTCAAGCTCTCCAATAAAGGGACATATAGTAATAAGTGGTGAGTCAGAATCTAGGAATTATGTTTTTGCAATTAATGGATCAGTAACTTCCGCTTCTGGATATTATAAGGTTCCAGTAGCATATGTTTCTGGTTCTACATCTATTCCAACAAATAATAGCAATATGTTATTTGTTGTTACTAGAACTGGTAATCAAGGAGCTACTGGCCCTACTGGTGCACAAGGAGAAACTGGTCCACAAGGAATACAGGGAATACAAGGAGCAACAGGAGCAACTGGCGCTACAGGACCAACTGGACCACAAGGTCCGACGGGACCACAAGGACAGGCTGGGGCATCAGTCACATTAAAAGGTAGCGTTGCTGCAGTTATTAATTTACCTTCAAGTGGAAACACTATTGGAGATTCCTGGATTGTAGACGCAGATGGAAATCTTTATGTTTGGAATGGAACTAGTTGGACAGATGCTGGACAAATAGTTGGGCCAACTGGACCAACAGGAGCAACTGGCGCAACTGGCGCTACAGGACCAGCTGGTCCACAAGGTGAACAAGGAATACAAGGAATTCAAGGCGCCACAGGTGCTACAGGTGCCACAGGTGCTACAGGTGCCACAGGTGCTACAGGACCAGGTGTTGCAGCGGGAGGATCTACAGGACAGTATCTTGTAAAATCAAGCAATACAGATTATGCAACAGAATGGTCTAGCATTGCAGGAGGCCTATCACCACAATCAGTATCTACAGACATAACACTATCGGCAAGCACAAGATATTTTGTAGACACCACAGGAGACAGAAGCCTTACTTTGCCAGCCACACCAGCACTAGGAGCTGAAATAGAAATTTTAGATGCATCTAACAATGCATCAGTTAACGATGTTATTATAAATAGAAATGGCGAAAAAATAAATGGTGTTGCCGATAATGCATCATTAGATATAAATGGGTTTTCAGTATCATTTATCTATACTGGATCTACTTATGGATGGAAGATGAAATAATGGTAATAAATCTATCTAATTCACAACCACAAGGTCCAAAATCTACAGAGACTTTTGAGAGTAAGACTATTATAGGATCACAAAATAAAATGGGATTAAAAAGTGGTAATACTGCTAATAGAACACAGTCTCCAGTAGAGGGAGAAAACTATTTAAATACAGAAACAGGAAGCCTAGAAATATTTAAAAACTCTGCATGGACATCCCTAATTTTACTACCAGATACTGTAACAAATTTAGTAGCAACAAATCAAGGTAGTAATAGGCCTTACAATAATGGACAAGTATCGTTGTCATTTGAACCAGGTGTAGTACCTGGAACTTCATATACTTCAACTTCTAATCCAGGGGCAATAACAACAACATCAAGTTCTATTCCTATGATAATAACTGGATTACAATCTAATACGGCATACACATTTTCAGTTGTTGCATCAAGTCCGCAAGGTGCATCCCAGCCAAGTTTGGCATCAAACTCTATTACAGTTACAACGGTTCCTCAGTCTCCAACAATTGGAACAGCAACCCCAGGAGATTTATCAGCTACGGTTTCTTTTACTCCTGGTGCTACTGGGGGATCAGAAATAACATCTCATACAATAACAGCAAACCCTGGCAACATAACTGCCTCTGGTTCTTCATCTCCAATTACAATTTCTGGATTAACAAATGGAGTTACTTATACAATAACAGCTTCATCTACAAATGCTAATGGTACATCTTTAAGTAGCGGTTCTACAACAGTTACTCCAATAGCGCCATTTTTAATAAATAAATCTGTTCCAGATTTATTTACCGCAGCAGAGTCGTTTTCTCATCCAGATGCAGTTGTTGGAATTCCAACTGCTGGAGGAACACTATCAGTAAATAGCGTTTCACTTGGATCTTATGATTATGTTAAAAGAAATGGACCGCTCACAGTATTTAATTTTTCATCGGATGACTGGTTTACTGTTACAGAAGATAGCAGATCGGCCTTTGTCTACATTGAAGGAAATTTAACAATAAATACTGGACAAATATTTAAGCCATCAAAAAGAAAATTATTTACATGTATTTACGTTAATGGAGACCTTACTCTTAATGGAGAAATTTCTATGACTGCTCGTGGTGCAAACCATTCTACAAGTGGGTCAAATATAAGCCCTGGAGAAATTTTAATTAAAACTGGTACATATAGTAGTGTTACAAACCCTAGAGTTCCCGCATCTGGTGGTTCAGGAGGAACTGGCGGAGTAGATCCAGATGGTGCATGGGGTAACAGTGGTGTAGGTACCAACGGCGGCGCAGGAACAGCTGGAGGAACTGGTGGTGGATCTGGTGGATCACATTACACTCCAGTACAGCCAACAAATTTTTCACGAGGAGGAAACGGATCTGCTGGAACTTCATTTAGCGGTGGATCTGGTGGTGGAGATGTATTTTCTGGATATTTTAGTGGAATGAACCCAGATGCACAATCAAACGGTGGTTATGGAGGAGACTCACATAACTATTATGCAAATTTTCCTGGACAAAATGGTGCAGCTGGAAACCCAACTGGAAGATCTTATTACGGAAGTAATAATCCAGGTGCGCTGGGAACTTCTCCAGTAACTGGTACTGGTGGAGTTTTAATTATTTTTGTTAATGGTACACTTTCAACTGGTGGAACTGGAACTATAACTGCACAAGGTGCATCACATGGTCAAGCATCAGGTGGTGGATCAATAACGGTTATGGTAAAAACAGATATGGGTCCAACACCAAATGCTTCTGCAATTAACAGCGGAGGCGCAGGAACAGCAAGGAAACTATTGTGGACATGATAGATAAAAACAAAATATATTTTTTTCATAATATATATGGAGATGAACAAGAACTTTTAAATACAATTCCAGAAAACGTTGTCGCCGTACCATTTGGCTGGTCAGAAGAAGCAGAGTCAAATAGAAATGCCATTATGAGAGAATTAAGTGTTTCTGTTTCTAGTATACCTTGCGTAGTGGCATACATAGAGGAGCATTATGCAGATAGCTCATTTTTTCCAAATTTACAATTTTTACCAGAAAATGATCCACGAAGAGAAAAAACAGAACATTTGGTATATGCAAAGTGGACATTTTTTGATATACTAAATATGGAAAAGCCATGGAACTGGCAAGACATATTAAATAAAATTAATAACTATCATAAACTATAGAATAGGAAAAAATGTTTAAAAAAATATTTTTTATACCAAAAAATAAAGAAGTTTCAAATTTATTAAAAACCCCCTATCCTGCAAAAAACATAATACCTGATTGGTATAAAGAATCAGAACTATTTATGGGTTCAGATCGTTTACAGGTAGATAGATATGCAACAAATGCTGGTTTAAAACATTGTATGTCATACCTAGATGCAATGGTACACGGATACATATACGAGCTTTGGACAGACATACATGTGTCTAATGGAGAAAATGGAATACAAATTAGTTGGACAAACACTCCAGACCCTATAGTTCAAAGAACAAAAGACCTGGGAGCTAAAATACCAAGACCAACAGAAATGTATGAAGATATGTTTAATTGGGTTTTACAATGGGGTGCTAAAGCGCCCAAGGGGTATAGCCTATTAATGACTCATCCCCTTAATAGAACGGACCTGCCATTCTATACCCTGAGTGGAATAGTTGATTCTGATAACTATATGGGTGAAGGAAAGGTACCGTTTTTTATTAAAAAAGACTTTACTGGAATTATTCCAGCTGGAACCCCAATTGTTCAAATTATTCCAATAAAGACTGATGAAGTCTGGAAATCGGAAAAAGCAGAGCATTTAATGCAGGAGCGAGATAAGCAGCAATGGCTATTAAGAACAAGCATTACTGGATACTATAAAAAAGTTTTTAGAAGGTCTAAAATATTCAAATGAGGTATAATTAGGTAATGGCCACAATTTTTCCTTCCAACCCCACCTTAAACCAGGTATACCAAGGGTATATTTGGAACGGTGAAGCATGGAAAGTAATAGACAATAGCGTAGAAAAGGCACAAGATGATGTTGCCTCTTTATTTACACATAATCTTCATACAAATGTAAGCGCTACCTACGATGATGCAAACAATAGAATTGTTTTATCCGCTGCTGCAGCTACAGTTACAGCAGCATCAAAAA